CGGATTTCTCCTACTCTACTCGCTTCTTCACTATAGTATTTCTCTATAGTTATGCTTTCGATAGTCGTTGAACCTTACTTATTATTTATAATAATAAGTCTTGGCTGCTGATTGTCTCTATTCATCAGATTGTCACACTTTACTGTACTGATGACCTAACGAGAGTTCCCAGCAATTAAAGAGGTTTAACCAGACCTCCACTATTCTATTCAAATTCTACAAATTTTTTGCCTTTTTCAAACTTTGATTTTAAATGTTTGACATTACTACGAATTTTTTCGTCATATTCCCATCCCATTTCATTTATAACCTCTCGTACTGAAAATCCTTGTTTAAAAAGATTTTCTATTTTAACGAGTTCATTATATGAAAAAATTGCAGAAGCTTTTTTAGTCTTTTTAAATTTATAGTTTTTACTAAGTTCTTTCCAAGTTTCTCTTTTACGAATACGTAATACAAAATCATACCCTAAATTATAATCATTAGATATTTTTTTAGGTGATATCCCTTTTGATAATAATTCACAAACCAATGTAGCCTCTTCTATTGTATGAGTTGTTAAATTACATTTTTCAGATGAAACACTTGTTGGTTTCTTTAAACCAGTTCTAAAAGCATGGTAATTATTATACGAATATGTACACCAAACAAGATTAGAAATGTCATTATTTAATTTATCACCATCTTCATGATTTATAACTGGAAGATTTTCTGGATTAGGAATAAATCCTTTTCCAACTAATCTATGAATTAATTGTGTTTTGTATTCACCTGCTTTACCTAACTGAAGATTTACGACTTTATATCCTGTATCTTTTGATATATATCCTTTAAGTTCTTTTTCTGTAAATATATTAAATATTCGACTATCCTCAGTTATTAAATATTTAGTTTGAATTTTATATATTTCATCATTATATTTAATATCAATAGTGATATTTTTCCCAATTATTCCATTTGATAAAGTTATAAGTTTTTTAAATTCAATTCCTTCTCTATTATCTTCTATTTCTTTTATTATTGGCAAAATAAATGCACCTCAATTCATTAATAATTAATGATATGTTGATGCATTATAAATGTAGAATTCATAGCGATTTTCGAGCCTGGACCAGCTGCAATCTTTCCTGATGATGTACGTACTAATCGAGATATATCTGTAATAACGTTCTCTGCAATAAAATCATCTTTATTTTCAGAAATACGTCTAGCCAGAATAGCAAACATTGCTTCTCTAGAATGACCTTCTGTGTATACACCATAGAAAGATTTTTGTGCTGCTTGTTTTTTAAGCATTGACTCTATTGTCTCATATTCTTTTTTGTTTTCTTCAGTAAGATCTTTTGCTCTATCATAATATAATCTAGATGCAATTCTTGACTGAAGTAAATGGTCGATAATACCATCACCTACACTATTTCGTTCTACACAAACGATAGCTTTAGGTACATGGCGTGTTACTAATTCAATAATAATCTGTTCATACAACGTTTCACCAACATAAGAACAAGCAAATTCAAATGCAGGTCTAGTTGTATATGGATTAATACCAGTAATAGCATTATTATCCTTATTTGTACCTGTTGAACAGTCAACACCGACAATGTAAGGAATAGAAGGATCTAATTCTTCATAAATCATAAACTGGTAGTAATCTTTTACAAATAAAACATCGATTGGTTTATGCATATTCTCGACGATATACTCAATATCTTCCTGAGGATAAGGAGAAAGTGATGAACCATGTAATCTCTGAAGTAGGATTTCTCGACGAACAACAAGTGCATCACCGATCATATTACTCATCTTAGATAACCATTCTTCATCCAAACCAATCTGATAATACTGGAACTCAATATAAATAATGCGGTTAGATTCACCAGCTTTAGCAAATTCTTTCATTTCATCTTTAGTCATATCGTATAAACGCTCTGACCACTTAACGGTCTTATCAAGAATTATTTGAGCTGAAATACCAGCATTACTATCAAGATCTCCTGGGGTACCATATTTTGTTAAAAATATTAGACTATATCTTCAATATTAATTCTGTTACCAAATTAATATTGCCTCCTATTTCGGATTTCTCCTACTCTACTCGCTTCTTCACTATAGTATTTCTCTATAGTTATGCTTTCGATAGTCGTTGAACGTTATATAATCGTAAAGTTAAAATTTTCAAACATATAATATTTTAGTGTAAATAATAAAAACAGTCCGGTTCATAAGGAGTTATTATTTACCCTAATCTTGTATAGTGTAATATAAAAGGGATTACACACTGTATCAACACGAACCGGTATACAAGAATCGCAGGCCTAGGGGCGTAACGTCTAGGCTAACCACCATACGGCAGTATTGGTTGGGACGTGGTGATTATGAGGCTGCTCCAAACAAAACCTATGTAGAATCAAAAGCCAAGTGGAACTAGCCACTCCACAGCACTTAAACAGACGGGTGACAGTGCAAGCCCGAGCAGCCCTTGCATAGGAAAAAATAAGAGCAATCTTATTTTTTTATTTTTACGATTATATCTTCGCTGCGGATTGATTCTATTCTTTACCTTTTTACTATACCTTTGGAGTTACCCATTGCCACTAAGTATATTACTATCTTAGTTTAGTAGTAAAGACATAACGAATTCGTTCCCGCAATTAAAGAGGTTTTACTTACGCGTAAAATCCACGTAAAGATTCTTCCGTATAATGATCCATTCATTTCTGCAGCACGTGCAGCTGTTTCATAAGTTGATACAGAGTTTTCCACAATTTCTTTTATAAAGTCAGTAAACTCTGGCTCATCATAATGAATAATAGCAGCAGATAAACCTCGAGCAAGTGAAATAGCTTTCGCTTTAGAAGCAGCACCTGCACGAACAGAAATTCTGTTCTTAGTTACAGGATGCCTCATTTCTGTAGCGTTTTTAATAGCTTTCACAGTTTTACCATTTTCATCATCAAAGAATGATTCAAATCGCAAATACTCAGGTAATAAATCTATCTGTGTCTTAATACGTGCTAAGTTTTCCTTTGCGTCGGGTTGTTGTTTATTAACAAAAATAAATGATGTATTTGTAGTACCAAATGAATACCCCCAAGCCTGAATAGCAAGTGCAGATTGCGTTTTACCTTGCTGACGAGGTAAACAAAGCCATGAATCTATTCCGTGTAAGAATAAAAATGCTTGTGCTATATTTCCTCGATTTGCTTTATAAGGAATTCCCTTAGGATTACCAGGATCAGGTATTCTACATACTTCTCTTAGATAATACCATGGATTTCTTCTACATTCAGTAACTACTCGTACAATCTCATCTTTTGTTAATGTACAAACACCATTTTCATCGCATTTATAAGGATCTATAGTTAAAACTACAGGATCATATACTTCAAGCATGAAATAGTAGTTCTTAACACCTAATTGCTTTAAGTCAGTAGCTAACTGAAGAAAAGACACATTAGATGTTCCTATATCATAAAGGCGTCCATTATATTTTTTCAATCGTCCCATGTAATGGATTACCTCCTTTCATTAAAATAAAGTCCTTTCAACGAAAAATTAAACTTTTCATAGATATATTATTATAGTGACAAATTAATATAGGGAGGTAACGCTCATGGAAAAACTAAATAAAGAAAAATCCAAAGCTCCTTCAATAGATGAACGAAGGAAAAGAAGCTACAAGCTAAAAGTTTCATTATCTCATGCATATGTAAATTTATGTGATAAATTAAATCCGACAAATAGTAAGTTTTATATGCATTGTCAAGATATTATCGACCGGGATGAAACTATTGAACTCGGTTGGAAAGACAAAGAGATGATAAATTACGGACTAAACGGTTCTGTGATTCGTTCTATATCGGAAGATGAAAATGAGATATTAGAAGATTTCAATGAAATATTCTCTGAGAGAATGGATGAATTACTTGGTATTAAACCATGTAGAAGAGGTTAACCGTAAAGTCGGAATTTATAAACATATAATATTTATGTGAAATAAAGGAAATGATGATAATAAAAATCGTCTATCCTTATAAAAACTTCATAGCGCTATAGCACATATTCATAGTGATCTATAGGCAGACACAACTAAATAGCGCTCACAATAAAGTGAGGCAATTAAATTAATTTTATGGTGGAGGCGAAAGCCAAGAGCCGGAGGTTTATATGAAGAAAACTAATACAATCGCAACTATCAGCAAGAAAGCAAACGCAGGTTTCGATAAGATGACTAAGGCAGCTGGAATGAATTACTTCGAGAGAAGAAAGTTCAAGAAGACCTGTAAGAACTTCGGTTATGACGTGGGTGTCAACGTGGCAAGTACATTGGTACTTGATACTGTTGGACTTATTGCTCATGGTACCGGTGTAGCAGTAGGAACTGCATACCTTGGTGTTAAGAAAGGTATTAGTAAGATCAGTAATGCAGTATCTGATAAGGCTGAAGATATTAAGGCTCAGCACGAAATTAAGAAAGCTGAAAAAGCTGCTAAGAAGCATATGGAAGCTGAAGTATCTCAGAAGATCGAAGAGATCGCTGAAGAAGTTGCAGAAGCTTTTGAAGAAGAAGCTGATGCAGATGAAGAGGTAGCAACTGAAGACTAAGGTCTCAGTTCTACATAAATGATTCTCTTGTTCATCTGAATGTATAAGCGTGTCAATATCCACCCTACTCCCTACGGGAATGGGTGGAGGGTGTAACCGAAATATCGAAAGATAGGCAAACCATAGAGTTTGTTAAAAGTCACCCCTAGGCTGTTGAAAAGGTAGTTGGAAGAGAAAGACTTTCAATGAGAACTGAGTAAAGTAGAGTACGAAAGTATTCGAACTGGCACGCGCCCTAACCATGGTAATAGTGGAAGGGAGAATCAAGCCAAACCCCTTTGGTAACAAAGGGAAAACAAAAGGAGAATCCGATGGGAGGTTTATAAAGATAGCCATAACAGGGCTACACCTTCCGTCGGATAATCTCGAAATTTTTTATATGGGAGGTTACACTATGAGTGAACTTATAATAATGGAAACGGAAATTATGCTTCTTGAACAGGAGCTTAATGGAATGAAACAAAAATTGGTTCAGTACAAGAAAGAATTCATTGATTTATCTAATAGAACAGGTCTTGCCATAGTAATGGGAAAGCATGAAATTGTATCAGCAAGAAGAATGATGGAGAAATCCATTGGAACATTGGAGGCTGATATAAGAGATGCTGAAAAACGTCTTGAAGAACTTAAAAATGAAAAGAAACAGAAGGAAGTAGAATAACCTACTTCCTTCTTTTTTATCCTTCGTATCCAACTGGATAATTAACTTTAAACCCAATGTATTTATCTTCAATTTTTTTATTAATTGCTCTTGTTATACACTGCTCAAGTTTATTCTTGTATGCTACAAGATATTCCATAGAATGAGGAACTTCGTATTTTTTAGAGTATTTATCACTCTTTAGAATATCGATATAGTACTGAACTGTATCAATTTTACTTCTTGTATATGATAAGATCAATAACTTATCATCATTGGTTCTAATCTTATCAATCTCCACGGTAATGTAATCGATGTCATACTCATCAAGTCTTTTGAGTTTCTTTTTACTAAAGAAAAATTCAGTATAGTAATTATCGATAATATCGTTTACAGATTCACAAATATAATTCATGTAAACTTCATCATTCATAGATGTATCTTCAGATCCTTCAGTATAAGTATGACGGATATCTTTTAAAACGCCACCGATAAATGCACTAGGTGTAACTGATATTAATTTATCAAAATTACGCTGATTGAGTTTTGCTTTTCTTTCTCTAAAGTTATCAATAACTTCAACTGAGAAATTGGTAACTGTTTTCATAGCTTTGTCAGGATCACTAGGATTAATGAATTTATCAAGTGCTGAAGATAATTCCATTCCATATCCTAAATTTTTAGCATAGTTATCAGCTGCAATTTCCTCTTTGAGATCTGATTTAGCAAATTTCAGACTA